AGTGCTGTTAGTAGTAGCATTAGCCAAGGCTTTGAGCACAACAGCCCAAGCGTTTCTTTCTTGCTTGATGAGAATCTCTTGAGCCATTCTCTCGAGACCCTTAGAAACCACATCTAAACGACTTCTACGAGCATATCTCTTAAGGAAACCAACCGCGCTATCTAAACGATAGGTAGCGATTTTGAGTTCCTGACCGCCAGAGACCATGCTAGTCGGCAAGCCGCCAGCCATTCCCTGTGACCAAACGCTGATATTTCCAACGCCTTCATTATAATACAAGTCGAGCGGATAGCTGGGGCTATCGTCCTCGTTAAACGGAGCATCAGTATAAATGTTGCTCGCAGAACCAGCTTGCAAAAGTACCTGTTGAATAACAGGCCCTAAGAAAGCAGCAAAAGCCTCAGAAGCCTCTCTCGCAATAGCGGGGTTCTTAGAACCCAAGGCTTTGATTAGCTCAACTTGTTCCGGGGTATTTTTTAATTTAAGATTCATAATTTTTATTCCTTAGATTTAGGAGTCAACTCCCGAGTTCATTCCACAGTTGAGGGCCAACAATGCATGACCATTAGCGTCGGAATCACCGAGCCAACGACCAATAACGTGACCTGCACCACCGGTAACAATAGTTCCGCCAGCGCCAACGCGAGCGTTCAAGCCTCCAATAGCAATGCTAGCACTGCCATAGTCATAAAGGAACAATCCTTTTTGAACAACTGGAACCGCTTGTCCACTAACGACAACCTGCATCTCTGCAGCTTTGCGGGGGTTATAAATTAATTTCTCGCCGTTTTCGTCAGTCTCTGCAACTTCATAAAGGGTCATACCCAAAGGCAGATCTGCGACACCGGCGTTATCAACGCGAGCATTTACACCATAACGTTCTGAAACGGTATTGGTATAAGAATTGCCAACGTCTCCCAACATACTGTTTTGTTCAGAGAGATTTGTAGTAGCATCAAGATTTTGCCAACCTGCGTGACCCCAGCTATTGCCAGCGCCATTAAGCTTAACCATAGTACCGGCGTCGACCGCACTATCGATATGAGCAAACAAGTTGATTACATCATGTTCTGAATAATCTCTGAATGGACGTAATTTATTAGCCATAATTTTTTATTTCCTATAATTTTTTAAAGTTTAATATTGAAATTTTCTACACCAAAAGCATTTTTATACTTATTGTATAGACTATCATCTTCTGCGGAGGTAGAATTAGCAATGGCCTCTTCTACTTCCTCTGCGTTATCAACAGCCTCTTCGACAACCTCTTCGGTAGTCTCACTGGCCTTGGTTTCTTCCACAGCCTTTTCAGTCTCTTGGACTTCTTTGGCTTTGGCTTCTTCTTCGGCTTTTCTTTGAGCTTCGAGGACTTCTTTATTCTTGGAACTTAAAAGTACAGCGATTTTCTCTTGATAAGCAGAAAAATCTTCATCGTTTAGATCTTTAATGTCAGAGGCAATAACTTCACGATCTTGATCGTTAAGTTCATAAGCTTCGTCCATTAAAGACATGCGTTCATTAAAACGTTCTTGAGCTTCGCGCTCTAACTTTTCAGCCTGAAGACTTTCCAATTCAGTCTTGATTTTCTCAAGATCGGACTTGGTCGCTTCGTGCTCTTCAGCTAACGTTTTATGTTCTTCTTCTGCTGCTTTTAAAGCGTCGTCAACCTTGGTTTTCTCAGCCTCGAATTCATCAGCAGCTTTCTTGATCTCATCTTGGATGAAATCCGAAACCGCCGAAGCTTCTAGAACTTTCAGCGATTCGTCGGTAATATCTGTCATGGAATTTATCTTCATAATTGTAATTTCCTTGTCTTCTTTTACAGTTTTTTCTGGTTTGTGGGAAGAATTATTTTTATTTTTATTTAAAATTAACTCTTCTTCAGATTTCTGAACAGCTACCCCTTCAACATCCGCTGCGGGCGTCTCTGTTAAACCTATGCCTAATGGTACGACATTATTTATAACTTTTCTATAAATAAATGTATTTTCGTCAATTTTTCCTGTACCACCGTAAGATTTTAAATTGTCTTTTATTCTTTCTATTTCTGTATTTTCTGATATTGTAATTCCTTCGCTTATGTTTTTTTCATCCCCCTCTAAAGCAACAATTTCAAAATCAGAAAAACCAAGTTCCCAACTAGCAGAAACTCTTAAATAATCTTCGCTTGTCGGATCTGCAGAATTCTCAATAACATTTGCAAGGGTCGAATTTGCCACTTTCCAGATTACCCCACCGAGAGTGATATTAAATGGCCCTTCTGAAGCTTTGGCTTCTTCTTCTGTCATTGGGTCGTCGGTTCCAAATTTACTGAACCCAGCAGTTAATATAACCCCAATCACTTTATCTCTATTGTGTTCAATATTAATTGGTTTATTAATAAAGTTTTTATAAATGGCTACGGCTGTCTCTGTATCAATAACATCACCATTTTTGTTTACTCTATTTGCAACGGCTGCGTTAAACGCTACTGGCAGTAAATCATAATTACTTTCCGTGTCAATGTCTGGAATAAAGCCGCCAATTTCTTCGAGAGAAGCTTGAGCTAAAAATTTATCCTTATCTTCAGAAACAAGTGGTTTGATTTCTGAACTAAATATTGTTGTAAATTTATATTTCTTCATAATTTTATAAATAATAATATGTTACAAGAACAGACCATTGTGTGTCACCATCGTCTAGCTCTAATTTTAACGGATTACCCGCAGTCATTTTAAGTGGTGCCGTAAAATTTATTGACGAAGTATTGCTACCGTTTGTATTTGGGTAAACTCTTAAGAATTCTGTATCTCCGTCTTTAAATCTAAATTCTCCTCCGCCGGTAATTTTACTGCCAACAATATCACAAAGAACTATAACTTTGCCTGAAACTGCTGGTATTAAAACCTGAGCGGTTGAATAATCTTCTAGGCTCGCACTAGCCCTGTGTGTTTCATAATACTCTTCTCTTTTCATATTTAATATTCCAATTCTATTTTTGTATACTCATCCAAGTAAAGATTATCTATATTTTTAAAATCATAATCAAGATTATGTTTTTTTGTTGCTTCTTCCGCTTTTATAAAATCGTCGTCGTTTGGATACCAAGATTCAGAAATGTCAAATTCTTTTACGTTGGAATGAGATGTTTTCATAATTTCTCCAGACTTTAATCTTAAAAACATATTCACTCTAGCTAATCCCAACGTTCCACACGGTATGTCAATTTCATTGGCTTCAAAACAATCTGCCCCGTTTCTAAAAACTTGCTTGAGTTCTTTTAATGAAACTTTGTTTTCTGAATTTTTATTGTGCGCTTTCATTAATTCTTGTAAAGCCGCAACAATACTAGAAGAGTAGTTTATTAAAACTTCTTCTTCGTTTTCTTCTTTTGAGCTTTGGACCTCATGTTTTTCCCCACAAGACACTTTTAAATTCTCAAATTCTAATTTGTTTAAATTTGGTATTTTTGACATTTCAGTTAATAGATCTTACACTATTTTTAAGCTTTTTAATAAATAAAAATAAAAAAACCCGCACTTAACGTGCGGGGTGGATTTTAATATATTTTAAATAATATATTATTCTTCGTCACCTGTCTTTAGGGTAGGCAACGGAACATTGACATCTACAAGGGGCAATGTTAATGAAACCGCCTCCTTGCTCGCGTCAGCCGCCAAAACGGCGTCTGTGTTAGCTGCTCCACCCACTGTGACAGATGGAAGTTTTTGAGTAAAAGCACAGCCTACGGTAAAAAACGCGGCAAATGCTGTAACTGCTACAATTTTAATAGCTTTCATATGTTCTTTAAGTATACTGGATTATGAAAAAAAGTCAAATGTTTTTTATACCTTAAGATCTGGTAATTTTCCATTATTGTCTCTTAATCCTAGTGTTGAAGTATAAGCGTGCCAACTACTGTCAAATTCTCCAGCTTCTCCAGCAAAATGTGTTATAGTAGATTGTCCTAACTCTAAAGTTGTATAAGCTTCTGCTACTCCATGTCTAGTAGAATAAGGTATGCACCATTCTTCCCTAATAGGACTCCTGCTAAAAGTCATTTTAAATACTTCGAGTAGATTTGGATTATAATTTATACCCGAATCAATATGCCAAAACAGGCTATTATCGTAGTTTATATATGGTGCATCTGCCAACCTTAAATCTATTTTTTTAGTAAATGTATCAGAACCCACTCCATCTCGTGGTTTCAATGGTCCTGACCCAACTCTCACCTGTTCATTAAGATCTTTCAATCCTTCTAGGTTGTGCTGTTTTTCAATATAAGGCATCATGTCAGAAATTAACCCCGCATTCAGCACAGTTTTACATGGTGTATATTCAGCAGAACACAAATTATAATCCATTCCTTTATAGGTTCTTGCTTCGCAATTATTGTAACTAGTTATTATTGTATCAAAGCATGGCAAAAGTATATGTTGGCTTTTATCTTCTCCTGCATCACAGTTAAAACTTCCTGTCGGGGGTTGTATATATCTTTTTCTATCCTCAAAAGGAGAAGGATTTTTGCTTCTTACATTAAATGTACAAACATTTTCATCTAAAGTTTCTTGATATTGACAGTATCCTGATTGGTGTGGGGGATTATTTTCTTTAGTTTGATATATTCTTTCTAATCCAACATTGTGAGGTTCAACCCCAAGAGAATCATCCACGTGTTTTTGATTGCTTAAAAATTTACTTGCATTAGTTGAAAAATATCCAGTTCTCGTTTTGTATGCTTCATCAATTAGATTCTCACCGTATTTGCCATTGCTCCAATAGCCATCACCAGAATTATGATATGCTGGAGTTACAATAACATACGACGTTTCTACAACTTCGTATGTTAATCCCGGAACTAAACGTAAACAAAAATTATTGGATTGTCCATCATAATCATTATACGTCATACCTTCTTTTGTTAATTTTGAAAATACACCCGGTCCTGAAATCCAAGGCCCCTGTTCATGCTTAATTGGATTTACAAATCCGTAAGGATCAGGCTGTTCACTAGTTAACGACGCGTAATGTGCATATTCTTGATCTTGAAAAACTCTCCAACAACCCTTCGCAGTTCCCTCTCCATCCCATGGGTGAACCACTTGAGTGGCATACCCTCTTCCCACATTATTGTACCCCGGTCCTTCTGCATCCGTTCCATCCCAATGTTGACATCCACAATTATCGGGATAAAAATCTCCATAATTCCAAAATTCTAAAATAACTGGAAATTCTTGATAATATCTATTTCCAATTACTGCATATTCTTCTTCTCTCTCGTGTGTTCCATGATAACCTAATAATCCGAATTCTTCGCGGGTTAACCTTTTTGGAAATGGCATTTGAGTATCTGGAGTTTCATATACATAATCACTAAAAGAATCGTCGTATATGGGATAGGGCTCTGTTGCCGCTTCGTATGACCATCCGTAGAAGCCGGGTTTGGTAGATACTAGTCGGTCAACAGCACCAGTGGTTGGGTGAAATACAATTGGACACCAAGCTTGAGTAATGTAATGCGCTTGTGTGTGGAGATAGTCTTCTGCTCTTACGTCATCAGCATCATAGTATGTATTGTCGTCATCTCCATGTAACGATTTTATATTTCTAACTTCGTATCCGCCAACTTTCTCACACCCCTCGCCCATATCATATTCTTGGGGCTCACTCCAACTTATATGTGAGTGTTCTACGTATTTGTAATAGAATGGCATACTAAAAGTTTGTGCTCCGTGACATCTATCTTTTGGTTCAATTCTCCATTCTCTATAAAATGTAAAGCAGGCTGGAACCGACATTTTGTGATAAGTGTCTGAACATTCTCCATACCATTCTATCTCCCATAAACTTTTTAGATCATTAAGCCAAACATCCATAGCCCAACCTTTATCATTTTCTCCTGCCCCAAAAAATCCTTTAGAATTATCAAAATGAACCATTCCTCTATTTGGTTGTTCTATTTGTATATTTATAACTTTAGTTTCTTTGTCTGCTGGTGCAGGTTCTGGAGTTTCTCTAAGAAAATCATAAGGATATCTTTTTCTAACTGGTTCTTCGCCCGGATCTGTTCCGGGTTGTTCGTTTTCGGGTAATTCTTTTTTGGTGTCTTTATATCCTTTTAGGTCAAGTATTTTTCTTGAAGCCTCAGTCATTAAATTTATTTGCGCAAAGTTACCACCATACAATGTTTGGTCTGCTATAGGTGTACCCGGCATGTCGGGGCGATGTATATTTGTTAAGGTTGCATCGTACGAATTACCTGCCGAACACGATTGCTTGGAATCGTGAGTTTGAGTTCCGGTTGTCCAAACTGTTACAATCGCTTGTCCTCCATCTCCGGGGTAAACCCAACCATCCCGCTGCATATTGTAGTAATTTGCGCCATCGTACATATTAGTTTCTGTATGAGTTCCAAATCCGAAACCGTCATTTATTTTTCCCCAATAATTAATTTGACCTATAATGTCACCACAATAAAGTTCATACTTACCTTCGTAAAAGTTTTCTCCAAGCAGTCCTATACCACCACCAACATCAAAATCTGAGGTGTGCCTATTTGGAGTTAAGTATTGTAAATCTTTACCATCAGTATTATGAAAAGTTAAACGAGGACCGGGAGAACTTTTTGATCCATCAATATATGCCCAAGTTCCATTTATTATGTTTATATCATATTTGTAAATTGGAGGTTCGAGAACGCATGCATTTGTCGCAAAAAAATTACTGTCTCCCCCAATGGGGGTGGATGAAAAATTTATTTCTTGCGTTTCAGAAGCCTTTGCATTAAGTATGCTCGTTTTGTCTGTTGGGCAAAACCATTTTTTTATTCTCGGTTTAACAATTTCTGTTCTGCTGCAATTAAATGGGAATCCTGTAATAAATTGCACAGGTTTAGTTTTATCTTGTGGAAAACAGTAATTCGCCCAACCTGTAATGTTAAAAGTATAAATGTCTCCCCAAGGCAAACTTAATTCAAATTTTGGAGGAACTATTTGTCCTGTTTCAACAAAAAATTGATCAGAAGAAGGTGACGAAAAATAAGGTAATCCCGCAACATTCGTAGAGGAGGAAGTGTTTGACACAAAGTCGTTTTGTGTTAACAAACTAACTCCACCACTCGGAACAGTTCTTCTGTTTCTTGTATAAGGTAAAACTTCGCTTGATTGCTCTTCGTCTCCAATAACTCCAACAGTTCTTATTCCAGACATAAATCTATGTCCACAAGCTTTTATTGGAACTCCTTGTCTGACATTGTTTTGAGGAGATTTTTCCAAAGGTCTATCTACGTATTGAAATCCAGCTTCTATTGGAATATAAGTGTGGTAACAAACAGAGTTGTGCTGCGTGTCATAATTGGTATGAGGACTACTGACATCGTTTGTATTTATTTGATAGTTTCTAAATGGTGCTGGTATCCAATGATCCATCTGTATATTTTGTGGAAAAGTGACATAACCATAACCAGCCATATATGCATCTGTTTGGTCATTATATAAATTTATAAAAGTTCCTGTTTCATTTAAGTACCAACTTAATGTGGGTGCGTAAGAATATACATCTTTAAAGACATTTTCTGAATTGAGTCCAAAGTCGTGATGATAAAAATGGCTTATTGGATGAAATCCGTCTGTTAAAGCTGGACCCAAAGAAGGTTCGGTTATATCATAGTATTGGGTCACACCATTTCCTGCTCTTATAGCCTTCATAAATGGCTGGTTTATATACATGGTTGTAGATCCATGACTTGAACCAGCATTTGAGTCTCTAGAAAAATCTGCATCAAGTCTTCCACTATGCACTCCAATTATTCCATCTCCTATCTGAAAACCCGAATAATCAAAATCCCAACTTCCATTCTCGTAATTAGCTGGTTCTATGAATAGGGCTGCATGAGCACTACCTCTGTGAGTGGGTTTCCAAGTAATTTTTGCCATTGCTGGTCTGGAAATTAGTGGGTCTTGACAAATGTTCCAGTTTCCTTGGCCACTATATAAATCTAACGGTTCTTTTCTCTCAAAGAGTCTGGCTATTTGATTTACTATTCCTGTAGATGGGGCCAACATTCCTTCTGGAGCTCCATAATTAACAATATTATCTAAATAATTAGCGAAATTACCTGAAGCAAAATCTTGTCTATTCCAATTATAATTTATTCCACCTGTATATTGTATATGCCCTGCTGTATTCAACAGTCCACCAGTATAAACTAGTCCACTCGCGTGCTGTTCTTTTGTTGTTAAATTTGCTCCGGGCTCTAAGCATACTTTAGCTTCTTCTCCTGTAAAATTAAAAAATCTTCCAATACCATCTTTTCCGACTTCAGAATCGCTTGTGTCAATTATATCGTGAGTTAATCCTATATCTCTGTAAGAGTGTCTAATATGAAAATTATTTGAACTATCTTTTGGATGTATTCCTGTATTACTTAATTGTTTGATTGTGTGCCAAAGATAGCCGCCTATAAATCCAGTAACTTTTGAAAGCTGTGGTATCCAAGCGTATTGTGTTGAAGTGCCTGCGTTTTGGTCTATTTGTCTAAATACGTATTTATTTACTAAGTCAGATTCAAAAAAATCTCCGTTTGGATCTTCGTCATTTATTTTTTGATAAATTCCAGAATAAGTACCATGAGGATCAACTCTTGGATAGAAAGTTAAATTTAAATAAAAAGAATTTTGACCAGCGGAGCCATAATCTTTCATGTTAAATAAATTATCTACACCTTTTTGTTGCCATTCATCTTCAAAAGGTTGAAGTGTCTCATTTACCCTTCCGGGAGAACAATCGATTATTAATTCGTCAGCTATCTCTTGTGCTCCCGTGTGAGATAAAATTGGGTTCCCTTGAGCTTGACCTTTTGTAACAATATCTCCAACGGTGTTGTCTCCACTAGTTAGATAGGTACAGTTCAATCCATAGAAAGTTTTTGGATTTTCATGACCAATAAAATAATGAGTATGAACGGTACCATTGATATTACTTGTACTCATCCAAGGCTCGCCGCCTTGAGCCCACTCTGGACAACCTAGATTTATTTTACATCCTTTAGGTAACCCCCATATTCTTTCATCGTTGTCTCGTCCTCCTTCAATATGGGGCGTAAATTTAAACCCTTCCATTTTGGTTACATCTTCTATATTTGTTTCTACAAGCCAATCTGATGGCCAGTAACTATGAGGTGGACCAAGTCTTGGTTGAGTATAATAAAGTCCCCCGGGGGCTGCTCGCATATACCAACCTTGAGGAAACCAATAACTTGTGCTGTCACCGCCATGAGAAGAATGCGAAGTATTGTCCCAATCTTTTCCAAACGTGCTATATATCCAAGTCCAATAGGTATCTGTTAGGGGTACATCTAGATTTGGATTGTCGCCTTCCGGCGGTGGTAGATTAGTAACACTGTGTTTTTTATATCTTATATGGACATGATTTGTATGATAATGTCCGTGGATATTTGGCCAACTTACTTGCGATCTTATAGGCATGTTACAGTAATATATTAAGTTTTTTTAGGTTGATGGTCCAGTTAAAATGTTACATAAACCATAATTAAATTCCCATTGCTTGTCATCGTATTGATAATATAAATCAGCTATTCTTGCTCCATTATATAACTCATCATAAACGCAATGATATTCTCCCATGAATTTCATAAACCAGTACGGTTCTCTTTGGTTGGAACTTATTACGGTTCTTCTTCTTGCTGACACATGAGTAAATACGTGACCCATACCATGAAAACTTTGCACTCTATGAGGTATAAAAGTTTTCTTTACGGGGGGTGTCATTATTAGCATAAACTCGTCTTTTACAGACATAAAGTTTGATTGAGCAACATAATCATTTCCTTTATAGTAGTCTACTACAATTTTTGAATCTGCAATAAATGGTCCAAGTCTAGTTTTTCCCCTGTGTAAAATCGTATCTTTCCCACCGTTTGTACCTTCTACGCATGGAGAATTAGTAATTTGATAAAAGTCTGCGCCTTGAGGTATACTATCTAATATGTTACATTTGTCTTTAACTTCATAAAAATCTGGCATTTCACAATTCCAACTTAATCCAACTCTACCGTTTGCATTTTCTTGATCGGTTATTTTCATTCCTGTCCAAAATACTCCTGTTCCGTGATCGGTAATTATATCCGATAAATTTCCGGAATAAATCATTTTTACTTCTGTTCTAGTTTCAACATCTCTTAACGCCCAATTTTTTACATTAAAAATGTCTCCCAAAAATGATGGATCGTCACATTCTCTTGTGTTTGTATTTCTTGGAAATTCTGGCATCGGAAAAAGTTCAAGTATTTTAGTTTCATATCTTAATCTGTAGTTATCAAAATTTTCTGTATAATAAGCGCAGCCATTTTCGTAATGAATTCCCGTTGGAGGCATAGGAACAAAATATAATCCTTTAGCTTTTGAAAAACTTACCGTTGTTTCTGACCATCCATTACATGGTCCACATAAATTAACGGGATATTTTGTTAAAACACTTTGAGTTGGTGATTGTTTATTAACTGGAAAAGGTTCTAAAACATTAGCTACGCATTCCCAATTGTCAAAATAATAACCCAATCCTCTTGGATTACCAAGGTTGTCTTCACACCCCCATATATCTCTAAATGTCTCTGCTTTTTCCCATTCGGATCTACATATATCTGCCCAACCACCAAAGATAACACTATTATCTGATTCTGTTGACATTTCTGGACCAAAGGTGCAAAATCTATTTATATTCCCTACACCATCTTTTGCAACCGTTGTGGGATCTAAACCGAAACGTTGCGCTCCTCTAGCTTCAAGCCACTCGCTCCAACTTGGATGATAACGACACGTATATTTTTTATCTGGAGCATCATCGGGATAACGATTATATACCCTAAGAGAATCTGCTACTGCAAATGCTCCTATTGGAGCTCTTCCTAGGCTATTTCCTCCTCCATCATAATCACCACCGCCACAAACACCGGGCGTAAACAAGTGATTCAAATTAAAAAATCCATATTGGGAACACATTTCAGAATATCCCCATTCATATGCATCAACCCAACTGTAGTTCACATTACGAACTGGAGTTCCTGCTTCAAATGCACGCCAAAATCTGTCTTGTAACCCTTTCCAAACATAACTTACATTAGTTTGCACAGGACCATATTGACTTTGACCTCTAAATACCATGGCTGGAACATTTTGTGTATAAATCCATTGTCCATTTATTTGAACAGGAACTTCGCTTGGTCCAAATGCAACATCTGATGCTGTATATCCAAAGCTTTGTAGTCTCTGCTCGTTTATACTATCCACGTAACATCTCATTATGTCAGGATAATCGTCGTAATATATATGCCTTGTTTGTTCTGGATTCAAACATGCAAAATGCTGGTCTTGTTCATCGTATTTATTACCAACAGGCGGAGGATTACTTTTTGGCCCATAATATCCAAGTAGCGAAGCGTCTTCCCAGAATCTGGGTTTAAACAAAAATCTTCCACCAATTCCACCCACTCCATAGTTGTTAATGTTTCGACCCAACCAATTAGTAAAAGCTGGTTCTTGGCACCAACTGCAATTTCTAACATTAGTTCCTGCAGGGCTTAAGCATTTTAAACATGGAGGAGTCCAATTTCCGTATTTTTTTAAAGCGGATTCTTTTTCTCTTTGTGTGACCTCCCAAGTTCTAAAAGGCAAACATAAACCTTTTGGGTTTTGATAAACATAATTCCAGTGATCTGGACTTTTTAAAATTTTAGAATCTACTACTCCATCTTTTCCATCGTACGAAGCGTTCTGTACCGAAACCCCCCAAGTAATATCACCTTGAACATTTTGAGTATGAACGTCATGACATGGTTCTTCAAAAATTGTATTTAAATAAGATTTTACAAATAGATTAGGACTTGACGCACAATATTCTTGAAATTGATTTTCGCTCCATCTATCGGCATTAAAATTACCTTCACACGTATTTAAACATCTAAATGTTTGATTTAAAAAATTTTGAAGAAGAACAGATCCAGTAGCTGGAGCAGAATAGTCAACCACTTCTGACCCATCACAACAATCTTGGTCTGGATATCTTTTTTGTTGAGAAACTGGAATACAACAAGGTTCTATGTATTTACATGGATTTGGTTGTGATACAATCCATTCTATAAAATTTTTATTATTATATTTTTTAGATTCTGTATTAGGAGGTGTTACTGGACCGGGATTTTGAGGGTTATATCCTTGAGTTGGATCTATAACAGTAGTACTTGAATCTTCAGGTAGACGTTTAACAAAATAAAGACCCGGACAAAGTCCTGAAGCGGCGGCTGCTTCTGCAGGCAAAAGCCAATCATGTCCACCAGCAAGAAAAGGTAAATTGTGTAAATCGAACTTCATCTATATGAAATATTAAGGATTTTTTATTTCTTTTTAAAATTAATCGAAATTTTCGCTCCTTAAAACTTCACATCTAGTTCTTCTGTCTTGAGTAAAACCTTCGTTGTATAAATAGTCTTTAATGGCGTTTATTTCGTCTTCTGAGGCATCACTGAGCCCATCATATATATACACGACGTCGTTGCCCCAGAAATCGTCTTTTCGTTCGATTTCGACAAATAATCCATTATAGCACAATAAATCTTTAGGTCTCATCTATTATATATCCCAATACTATTTCTGTTTTATCTCCAAATACTTTTTGTATATATTCTAAAGAATAAGTAGGAAAAGTAATCCAGTGCCACTCGCCTTTTAAAGTAGACCCTTTTACAAGAAATATTACAGTTTTATTTAAGTCTTTAATTCCTTGTATTTTATTTATTTTTTTAAAATTTAAATTATGTTTATTGAGGTAGCTTTCTATTTCACTAGGCCAAGTTATTTCAAAAGCGTTGTGATTAAAGCTTCCTAAAAATATTCTTCGAACATCTCCCGTGTTTCTTATTTCTTTTGAAATTTGATTTCTGTCAAACGGACTTTTTTTCCATTTTATTCCTTTGTGAATTTGGCTTAAAGCGTCTCTTATTGCTGTTGGCCCACAGGATTTTTGATGCATGTTTTCAAGTTTGTCTAAATGAAAAAGTGCGCAACCCGGATTCAATAAAAGTATTGAAATAATAAAAATTAACTTTTTCATGATATTAGATAAAATATTAACATGGCTAAAGCCACACCAATGAATGACCCAATTGCAATGAAAAGCATGAGTTTTAATTCAGTTTTATTGGAGCGAATTTTTTGTCTTTTTTTTGTTTTAGAGTCAATCTTTACTTCTGGAAACTCAGATCCGGGAATCAAATAAATATCATCTCCCTTTTTTGTATACCAAGTAATTTCCTCCTCTTTTGACCCTATCCACCATTTAGAATTTTTCTCCTCTAGTGGCAATAGTATTTTCTTTTTCATTATTCGTTGCCCATTTCGCAGTTCCGTTAAGTTGTCTTAATAAAAGGTTATATCTTTCTATTACTTCTTTTAATGCTGCGTCTCTTTCTCTAATCATCTCTATACAACGCAAATTTTGTTCGCTTTGTTTGTGATTGGTGTCTAATAGTTCTATATATTCTTTTTGTAGTATTAATTTTTCAGAAGTATGTTTAATGTCTTGAACAATTAAATAAACTACAAATATTGTTGAAGTTAAAACAACACAAGCCATGTGTGCTACATGATTTATAATCCAATTTTTCATTTTTTACTTTCTGGCATAATGCCTCTGATTTCATCCACTAACCCTAACTCCAAACATTCATCCGCGTCGATCCACCAATCTTTCCTGTCCCAATTTCTTTTAATTTTTTGTTTGGTTAATTTGGATCTTGCGACAAAAATATCCAAACAGCGTTCTTCAATTCTTTTTACCAATCTAACTTCATCTTCAACTTCGTAAGTTTTTCCAATTGCTCCAAACGCAGCCCTATGAATCATCATCCAGCATTGATGACCAATCCATCTTATATCTCCAGCCATTAAAAGAATTCCTGCCATAGAAGCAGCCATCCCAAGAGAGCCTGTTGTAATTTTATGTCCTCTTGATCTTAGTTCTTGAATAAAATCAAACAATTCAAAACCGTCTATAATGCTACCGCCGGGAGATGAAAAAACAATTTCCATATCACATTTCGGGGACAGCCTAGACCATTCAGTTAACTTTCTCATACATCTAAGGACGGAAGTCTTTGAAACATCTCCATCAAATCTATAAAGATGATTGTTTTCATCATCAGCCATTCTTCTATCATGAACCATTTTAGATTCCTTCCATAGAAGTTCAGCCTCGTGGGCTTCATATATGGCTTTTGACGCTTCGGCTTGAATTTTTTCAGTTTCAGCAATTTTAAAAGCAATTTCTGCTTCTTTTAATTTAATATCTGCCGAAATTTCCTCTTGAGTTCTTTTATCGTTTTCTTCTTCCATGGTTTCATCTCCTCTACATCAAGGTTTTTTTTAAAAAAAAATAAAAAAACGCATGGATGCAAATAAAATTACACCCATGCGTAAAACAAGAGAACCAGTGGGGAAGTCTAGTCCTCAGTCGGTAAGCCACCGGCGTACCAGCCCTCCGGAAGCTTTACCTTGTTTTTAGAAAGAATCCACTCCCCATTCTTGAGGACGTAGATTTTTCCTTCTACGTTGGGACCGAGTCTAACTAAATTAGACTGAGTATCAACGAAAACCACCCTTGTACTACCACAACCAACCGCCAAAAATAAACTAGTCGCCGCTATTAGAATCGTCTTTAATTTCATCTTTTTTGACTTTTTTTTCTTGTTCTTCTATTTTTCTTCGCCATCTATCCTTTAACGATTGAGGCGTAGAATCAGCGTCACTAGCTTTAGTGTCCTTCTTAATTTCGGCTGTAGCCCACTCTAAGAGGGCCTTAACTAAGGCCACTAACCATTGCATCAGCTATCCTTCTTGGCTAAACCTCTAGACACCGTATATCCAACTGCTCCAAGGGCTGCAACCACAAAACCAAAAACTTTGTTAGCTGTACCAGTAGAATCTGGGTCTACAACATCAGCGCCCCAAAGCAGAGATGCCAAAACCGTAAGAGTTGTAAGCCAAAATTCCGTAGTTTTCCAACCCGGTTTAATTTCTTTATTATTTTTAACTGCCATAATAATTCTCCTATATTTGTATTATAAGTTATATCCTATTAAATGTCAAATATTTAATCTAAATCTCCCAGTTTTCTTAGTTCTTTTAATTTTTCTTCTGGTTTTCCTAATCCGCCAATAACTGTATAGACGGTAAGACTGTCTTGATCTCCACTATAAATTCCTCTATGAACAGTACTTCCTCTCCCCAAGATTCTAGAAAATTGCTCAAAAGCTAAATCTATATTTTCTTGTGGAGCATTTTCTAAAACATTGTGACCTCCAATCATAACTACTCCAGCCATATTTCCCGTTTTAAGATCTACGCCTCCAGAAAGAACATTTCCGGCAACATTATCTCTAACAGCCTTAGTTATATTCATTGGATTTTTCCAATCTGTTATCGGAGCGGCTCCAAAAACTATTAGCCCTGAATCTAAGATTGTTTTATAATCATTCGGATCAAAAGAAGAATAAGAACTATCTTTTGCAGAAACTAAATTAAATAAATGAAATAAACCAGCTATATTGCTATTAGCTGTTTCCCAGAAAGGGGCCACGGCTAAATTTGGATATAGTTTATTTATTTTTTCGTTGTCTAAAATAATTAATGGAGATATCAATCCCTCTTCGGCTAATTTATAAGCTTCTTTTAATGTGTTATGTGCATTAGCATTTACCTTTTTGCCTTCTGAAACTTTTGGTAAAGCAAGTATAACTCCAACTTTTTGTGTTGGAGCATTGACTATTCCATTTAATTCTTTTACCGTATGAACCAAGGGTACAACAGAACCTGCTCCTGTTCCTCCTCCTGCACCAGCACAAACAAAAATTCTATCGTAATCTTCTCCAAAAGAAAAGCGCAAAAAATCTAATACGTCTTCTTTGTTTTTTGCATAAGATTGAGCGGCAACTTCTGGATTTTTCCCAGCACCACCTTCTCCTATACAAAGTTTATTATCAATAAGTTTAATTGTGTTTAAGTCTTGTTGTGCCGTGTTAATTGCGGATAATTTTCTGTATCCTAATTTGTAAAATGATTCTGCAATTCTAGAACCTCCTTGCCCAGCGCCAACAAAAGCAAATTTAAAAGATACATCGCACTCATCTTTATTTTTTTCTTCTTTTGGTTCTGGGGGTACGGGGATCGGTATGTTTGGCATACTTACGTCAACTGGATCTCCATAAAAACCCTTTACTACTTCGTTTGAATTATCTTGTTCTTCTTCCATGATTAATTTTCCTTTTTGCTTGCAAATAATATTGTTGCTACATAATTATCTACTTGATGATCGTATGCAAGTTTTTGAATTTGATTTACTCTGTCTGAATTTTTATCTTTTGGTTCTTCGCAGTATTCTTTAGCTACTGAAATCCAATTTTGCGGCAATTCATTAGCCATAATAATTTCACAAATATCTGATGCAACAGCTTTTTGTTTTTTGCTCATTCTTTTAACTGCGTGAAGTTTTCTTAAATTTGCACAAACTTCTGACTCTAATTTTTGAGCAAGAACCATGTTCTTCTTAATAGCTTCTAAAACAAAAGCATAACCCTGTCCTGTACCCACGGGTTTTACATTTTTAGTTGTTTGTGGCGTTCCAGATCCAGCCGGTCTTCCATTTTCTTTAGGCGTATCCTCTTTCCCTGCTCCACCTCCAATTAAAGGTTCGTATAAGCCCTGATCTCTATATTGTTTGAATTTTTCTTGAGATTCAACAGATTCGGGAGCCTCCGGCAGTTTTCCGGTTTCTATAGCTTTTAGAGCTTCTTCTGGAGTTAAAATGCCCAGTTCAACCATTCGGGTATATACCTTTGTATAAGTGTCTGCATCTTTAATATCTATGTCTTCAAAGACGGGGGTGGGATAATTTTTAAATCCTAAATCTTTACAAATTCTTTTTACTTCATGCATTAAGAACTCGTTTATAAATGCTTCTCTAGCCTGTCTTAATCTTTCAATGAAGACTTTAACTTTAATGTTTGAATTGGCAAATTTCTCATCACCAACAAGTATATGATTTAATCCTTGTTTTATATCCTCATTAACAACTGCATATTTTTTAGGATCAAGAAGATTAGCAATATCGGGAATAACAAATTGAGCTTTTGTTGTATAGTCGGCAATAAGAACTCTTCCAACTGATTCGTTATCGAAAATCTTTTGCATGGCGGTCAGATTTTTTTGATTGATTCCACCCTTATCTGGCTCTGCTCCCATTGTGACAAGAAGTATTGCTTGTTGCATTGTTCTTGTGATTGCCATATCCATTTTTTTCATTTCTGCTTTCCAGTTAATGTCTTCTAGTACTGGATATCCCATGGGTATAGCAAAAGGTTCATAATCTTGTTTTTTATAAAAAACCGCGGATACCTTATCTGGTGATAAGGGCAAGCTTAAACTATTTACTTGATTATTTTTTAGTTTATCTTTTGTTTCTTGTGGTAAATTCTCATAAACCTGCTCGTCCTCTTCTGTTTGTGGATCTTTAAGTCTTTGTAATTCGTAATCTGTGACAACTTTAAAATAAGTTCCGTTACTAAAAGAAATGTTTCCGTGCATTGTAATATCTGCAGGATTTAATATCATATACCTAATTGGTATATTTGAATTATCTGATAATGAAGCTAAAGAACCAAAAGTCTTTGTTATTTTTTGCAAATCTTTATTTTGTAATTTTGCATCAAATCTGTAAACAAAAACATTGCCAGATCTATAATACTCTCTGAAAAATTTTTCTTGAAAACCCCAAAGATTTATTTTCTTAAAATAAGCTTCTAAAAATTGTCTAGATTTTTTACTTCCGCCTTTGAAATAGATATTGCTTGAAGAAAATTCCGTCATTAAATCAATGACATTTCTAAACATCGCATAATTATAATATGCTTTTTGACAAAGAACTACGGCGTCCTTTATTTGTATGTTTGTTTGTTTTTGATAAGTTCCACTATGCTTGAATGGAATTAATCCATCATCAATATTAGCAAATCTGTTTGTTCTTTCTATGGAACCAGCCTTGTTTCTTCGTGACATGTCAGCACCAAAAGACTCGTTTAAAGAGGCAGATATTGGCGTAATGTCATCTAAGGCGTTTACCTTTTTTCTACGGGTTGTAGTTTTTGCTGGTTTTTGCTCCTCGCTTGCCGCAGATTCTTTCTTAGGTTTTAAATTTTTAGCCTGTTTAGCCGGTTTTGTAAATTGTTTCTTCATTTTATGATCTATATTACACCTTATCTAAAGATTTTAGGCTCAAATGTCGCATTTATATTTTCAACTTGCACATTTTGCATATCATAATATACCTTAGTTGCCCAGTTTGCCAACATTAAAGTTGTATAATTATCTTTTCTGGCCTTATTTGCGCTTGTGGAGCGTTTTAAATGCTGTGGAAGGTCAAATGTCTGGGTTCCTTTTGCGGTACTCTTAACCTCAACTAGAGTGCATTGTTTCTTGGTTTGGTATATCATTTCATCTTGGTGTTCAATCAAGTCTAATATTGAATTCTCTCCAACTTGTTTTAGATTTACATGAGTATTTGAAGCTTTATCAAATTCTGCCCCATTAGCAGTTATTCTAGAACCAAACCATATTTTTTTATGATCTATACAACTTTGTAGATGTTCATTAGCTCTACGAATGAAATCGCTAGTAAAGTTTTGTTTAAATACAATTTTTCCAGATTCTTTATTTAAAGAATTTTTTAATATTTTTAATTGTTTATTATAATCCTCTCCTTCTTTATTACTGTCAAAATCTAGAAACTCCAGCTTAGTGCTTGTTTGTTTGAAGTCTTT